CTTTTCGTAATAAATAGTTCTATTATAGCATAAAGTAAATCCTTTGTCAAGCTATCCTTTAAATATCCAAGCAAAGTCTTTATAGGTTTTTTGAAATTCTTCTAAAGACTCTTGAGTTTTTGTGTTACCGTATCCTCTCATACCCTTTATTGAAGTGTTCATTGTGGTTGTTGAAGACTTGATTGATGTTATCATGGCTTCTTGATACATCCGATCTTTTTCCGAAACTTCGAGAGCAGTGTCACGAACCCAACATGCAATTGCAAGAGCCATGATCAAGTCATCATGGTAAGACCTCATAGCTTGAGGTTTTCCATTGTTCCAAATAAACGTTTTTACCTCATGAAACAATCGAGATGATCTTGGCTTGACCAGTTTGTTTCTTATGTATTCTTCTAGCTTGGCAACTATAAGGGGACGAGTTTTAGACGATGTTGTGAAGCCTATAACAGCTCTGTCGTTATATTCTCCTTCGAGGGAATCAACATACTCGTGTGTTGATTTGATTGAGTAATAAAGATTCGAATACCCAAGATCTCTCACTTTTTCACAAGCTGCTATGCCTATACCAACATTTTCAATAACCATAAGGCAATTATTGTATTCTTTACCAGCATCAAACAAAATCTTTGCAAAATGATCCATTGTTGGCTTACCTTGATATTCAGCAACAATTTCCATTGTGTCAGTACGAAGTACATGAAACACAGATGAATCTGCTCCGTCTCCTCGAGCCACATCAGCAACAATAAGATAAGGAACTCCCTCTTGGTATTTTTCCCAAATCCATAGATTTCTATCCCATCCAGTTTTGTACTCTGGTTCTTGCTGTTGTTCAAACATCCAGTGGACATCATCGGGATGAATAACTGTCTCTCCGGATGTATTGAAGTTGCACTCAAGTTCTTGTGCTATTTGTCGTCGCGACATGTTCTTTGTTTCTTTCTCAAACCAAGCTTGATCACGATCAGGATGAATATTCCAACGAAGTGAAACAGGGTGAAATTCATTGTCTCCAGCCTCTGCATCAACGTAAGTTCTGTGGAACCAGTTTCCAACCCCCATAGGAGTCGACAAAGCGATACAACGCCCCCCTGTTGAAAGAGTAGGGTAAAGACCTGCCCAGAGTTCTTCGAGTCCATCAACGTGTGCTGCCTCGTCAATAATCAACAAAGATAATGCTTCCGAACGACCAGCATCTGCTGATGTTCCGACTGCTTTAATCGAGGACCCGTTTGATAGCTCAAATGAAGTTCTATTATCGATTGTTATGGTAGCAACCTGCATCCATCGTGGAAGGTTCTTCATAACCATTTTTACTTTCTTGACCAAGTTAGCTGCTGTTCCGAACTTGGTTGCCATAACAAGGATGTTCTTTTCCTTATGAAACAACATAAACCACACAGCATAAGCAGCAGAGATCGTCGAGATGCCCAGCTGTCTTGCTTTTAGTATAACTGTAAAACGATAATCGTTAAAATCCCTTACAAGGTCATCTTGGTAAGGATAAGTGTTAAAAGGTATCAAACCCCTAAGAGGATGTGAGATCCGACAATAGTTGTTTATAAAGTATAATGGATCTTTTCCGCACTTAAGGATTTCTTTTATTATATCTTGCTTTGAAAGCTTTAGGGTCATTATGCCTTCTTTTGATTGTCACTCTTTTTGCGTGTGTCGTTTTGTGGACGCTTGTCTGTAAATTGCTCTAAAAACTTTCTTGTGACATCTCTTGTGGCATCTACTGAAGGTTCGAGAATAGGCATGGCTTCAATTCCACCAATCTTAAAGTGCTGTTGGGCTTCGACCCAACTTCGAACTCTTGATACGGATTGTACAAGAATGTTTGGTTCTCCTTTAGATGTAAGGGAAACTGACTTTCCTGTTACTTTTCTGTATTCTTTTTGAAGAAATCCCTTGATTTGGTTTAACATAGATTCTATATCTTGTTCAAATCTACCAGCATAAACTTCTTTAAGAAGAACGTCTGATTGATAAGACAGAATCATTGAATCGCCATAAAAGCGCACCTTAAAGCCATCCATGACTCTAGAGTCGTTTATTGGACACCCTTCTTCTCTCTTTAATCCCATTGAAAGTTCTTCTCCGTCATAGGAAAATCTTTTGTCGTGGGCTCCATCATAAGCATTTGCTGCTGCTTGCGAAAGTCCTTGTATAATTTCTAATGTTGTGGTGCTCATTTAAATTCTCCTTTATTGTTTAAAACCTTTTCCTGATATCCAACTACCTGCTTTTTGCAGCAGATTTCTATTTCTCCTAACACCTTTTTGGTGGTCCGAACTGTTGCTTCCTTCGAGACCTAATTTTTTAGTAATATTGGCTCTGATGGTGTCTGCTTTTTCTTCATCGATTCCGGCTATATCTTCTATATGTATGTTAATTTGATCCCAAACATTTTCTGGACCTGTACTAACCGTTGTCATAACATCAAAAACATCAGATGTTCCTTTTATTAGTTCATCCAAATTATCACTATCTTTGAAATCATATGGAAGAATTCCAGCATGTTGAAAACCTCCTAATATATTGCTGTCTACGCCTTCTACAGCCACAAGCTGACTGTAGGCTCTTTTAAAAAACTCGAAGCCAACATCACCCTGAGCGTAGTCACTGTACAGCTCATTTGCCCATTTTACTCTCTGCATTAGTTTGGTATATTTTTTTTGTCCGAGATTAGCTAGATACATAAGCTGGTTCAGAAGTAATTTTTTTTCTCCTGAGTCAGGCCCTTCATAAAGTACGTTCTCTAATTCTTCTTTGATGATTTGCTTCAATTGTTTATTTGTTATTTTCATTTTTTGGTCTCCATCCTTTAAGCCATCGTTCTTCACGATCCTCAACCCACTGAATATAACACTTTTCACAACAATCGAATTTAGCCATATAGACATCGTCTCTTGATTTAAATGAATAAGTATTGCAAACGGGACAAGAACGTTTGGACTCTTTGGTAATTAGTTTCTCTGATATAAAAACGCCACCAACATCTACTTGATGATCATCTTTTTCGTTTGAAGTTTTGTAAAGATCTTTTAATTGCTTTACATATTCTTTCTCTTTGACATCGCTCCAATGAGTTTTGGGGTTTTGTATTGTCTCTTCACCATATTTCTCTGCTATGGCTTTTTCTACCTTGACAACATAATTTGGGTCTTTGTCTTTCACTAGTCTCTCCTAAAATTTGATAGTGCTTGACTGATCTCTAACGGATCAGTTATATCTTTTCTTTCTAATTCCTTTTGTGCTCTTTTAGCTTGTATTCCTGTTGTCATTTGCCCTATTGATGGATCTTGAACCATCTCTCTCACTTCTCTATACATGTTAAAGAAAGCTGCAATCAGCTGTCTTGTATCGTCTATAGCTGTATGTAGTTGTACGTAACCTTCACCAGGTCCATATACATCCATCATTCTTTGGAGTTTGCCATTAAAAGCCATAACTTTTTTGACCTCTCCTTTGATTGTTTTTTCTTTCTCATCAAAGAACCGCATCATTTTTTGATTACCTTGTTCCATTTGATGTTGAGCTAATCTTTTAAACAATTGTCTTTGGAAGTTAACAGTATCGAAGATATCTAATTGTTGGAAGTCTCTTGTGTCAACGTCAAAGTTTTCTCCTTCTAAGATTATTTTTTTTCTATCGAAGGTCTTAATATTGTGCCCAACAGATAAAACATTATCTCCCAAGCCTTTAATCCAGTCTAAAAACAGAACCAAAGCTGTTCTTTGATCATGATCGTTTTCTGTTGGTTCGTAATGTGTGTAATCAATCATGTCTTGAACTGTATATGGTCTTCCTGCTTCTTTTGCTTTATTGTGACTTAAGACAAGACCAAACTCATCAGAAACATCATCACCCATAAGATAAGCCTCTTCTTCATTGTGATAGACCTCTTCAGCTCTTGACAAAACATCTTGTTCCCAGATGTGCTTTTTTATAGTCTCTTTGTTAAGAGAAACATTAGCCTCAAATGTGGAAAGTGGTTGTTGTGGAATCTCACCAGTCAAGTTATCTATCTTGTAGGCTATTGCTCCGTATTGAGTTATTTGTCCTCCAAAACCGATTGATTCCAAATCCCAGAATACCCAAGTCTTTCCATTAAGTTCACGTTCCATATAAGCAACAGCGTCACCGGGAGTCATGTCTCTTAAGATTGAATAATCTTCCATAAGTACTCTTTTTAGTTCTTCTTTGATTATTCTCTTGATATCTTTAGAAGTTATTGACATTAATTCACCGCTTGTGCTATAGCTATTGTAATTCCTATACCACTAATTAGTCCCAAAGAGAACCAAAACTTCTTTTTTGGTGGTGTTTTTAATTCTTCTAAACCTTCTATTCTTACTTCAAGAGCTTTCACTTCGGCTTCAAGGATCTGAACTTCGAACTTGTGAGAGCTTTTAAGTTTTCTTATTTCTTCTTCTTTCTCTGCGAGAGCAAGACCAATTTGATAATCTAACTCTATTTGACACCTGTCTGTTGCGTCTGCTATTTGATC